GAAGCGCTTATTGGCAGCTTTAGTGGTGGTTCATCGACGAGTCGGTCCCGTGCTGAAAGCCATCCGGCGAGTAAGTACCTCGGAAAAGCACACGCTACTGATCGTGCCTTGTCCCGTTTTCTCGACGTAGTCGACGAGATTCCGGGTTGGCTCAATCGGAGGAGCGAGCTCTTAATCGAGATCGTTCCAGGTAACGTGATGTTTACCGTTCCTAAGAAAACCGAGATTGATAGAGTGGCTTGTAAAGAGCCCGATATCAATATGTGGCTTCAAAAGGGTGTTGGTTCCTTTATAAGGTCCCGACTTAAACGTACCGGTATAAACCTCAACGATCAGTCGATAAACTCATCGTTGGCACGGCAAGGTTCCCTTTGTGGAAACCTGGCAACTATTGACTTATCGAGCGCTAGTGATAGCGTTTCGACGGCGTTAGTAGAATTGCTCCTTCCTGTGAATTGGTACACCCTACTGGACGACTTGCGTAGTCCAGTGACGACTATCCCTCGCGGAGAGTTCGTCGAAGTCCATCGGAACGAGATGTTCTCGAGCATGGGCAACGGTTTTACGTTTGAGCTAGAGAGTTTACTCTTCTATGCTTTAGCGAGAACTGTTGCCTACTGCACGGGGACCTCGGGTATTGTATCCGTCTATGGTGATGACATTATATGTCCATCTGCGATGTATGACGATCTACTATGGGTCCTGGATTACTTCGGCTTCAAAGCTAACGCTGAGAAGTCGTTTGGTTCAGGTCCTTTTAGAGAGTCATGCGGAGGTCACTATTACGATGGGTACGATATAACTCCTTTCTATGTGCGTCGCCCAATTGCCACTCTGTCGGACGTAATCCATACGGCCAACAGTTTGCGCGCTTGGGCAGGACGAGGCACAACCTTTTCCATCCTTGACCCTGAGGTTGAGGAAATATGGTTTTGGTTGAAAAGCTTCATCCCTGCATATCTTTGGGGTGGCAGTGATACCTCTGATAAAAGTCGTCTCGTTTCTCCGGACATAACCTCGCACCGACTGGTGGAGGAGTCTGAACGGAAGACGAACGGCCTTGGAGGATACCTGCTGTGGCTTAATGCCACAACTGGACGAACTAGCCCTAGTGATGGGGTGCAAACCTCGTCACGTTCGATTACCTATGGACGGTATCGATTAAGGCCGGTTCGAGAACCAACGGTAACTCAGTTGCCTCAGGTCTTCTTTAAGGAGATCTGATGCGCCGAGTATGCCGGGCCGTGAGGCCCGCGCTAAATCCTCACATCGAGGTGGGTCCTTAGCTCGCAAGGCTAAGGTCAAAC